GCGAAAGGCGGCTTAGGCCGTTAGCGAGAGCGATATAGTCCTCAGGACCGATTAGCTCCTCCTTGAGAAAATGTGGCCGAACGGACTTCCCAGAAAAGAAGTCCTGGCCACAACTCTCCCGAAACGGAACATCTCCCCAAAAGGATTTGTCCGCATTTAAAGAGAAACCACAGAACTGAAGAACTGATCTCAACCCGGCGACAACGTCATCTTTACAGATGATATCATCGCCAAAGCAGAAAACATCCGACCCGAGCTCACCTTTGTGACCGTACCTACGGGAGGTAACGACCGTTAGGGCGGCAAAGATCAGCGTCTCTAGCTCAAAGGTGAAACCATTACCCATGCTGGAGAACTTCTCCAGATGCACCCACCTACCGTCGAAGCGAGTCTTCGGGCTTCTCAACCCGTCGAGTTGCTCAAACCAAAGTGGGGGTAGCAATATCTCGACCAGATATTTGCATACGGTATCGCTTGCATTTGAAAGATCTAGAGTAGCAAACTCTAGCGAGACAGAGGATTCACGGGCAACCCGCCCATGGATATCTTGTGCTCGGTCCAAATCCCAACCAGTGTTCTCGCGTAAGCGATCACGAAGGGCCTTTCCAAGCCCTAGCTGGTAGAACATGTTGATATCGGGTTCAATTGCTATCGCCCGATGTGTCAAACATGTTTTAGGAACCGTTGCGAAGCGGTTCCCAGGAACGAAGGACAACTTTCCGTGGCGGCGTGCAACACCTGCACCCCATTGGGTTCCTAACCACTGTGGTAAGAACCAAAGGGCGCCACGAGTCAAACTTGGGTCAATCGACATTTTGTCGGGCACAGTGGTCTTCCCGCCCTTCAAGGAAAAGGAGGTACCAGGTCCAAAGCGACCCTCGCAGAGCGAGGGTGGCCTGTGACCAATCCAACTTGCAATCAGCTGACGAACATCGCGAAAGAAACCCGCGATATCCTCATCCTCAACCCCTAGCTGGCAAAACGCCAATTTAGGAAGGAATCTAGCCAATCGCTCATTGGAGCGGAAGCACTGCGTCTCCCCCTCGCGCCATTTAGCTTTGGCGTTTGCCACACGATCCGAAGACGTGGGCAGCGGCTCAAACTTACGCAGGAATGAACCTGCGATGGCATCGAGGAAGTACGAGTGCGGAAGCTTGTACGTCCTGGGGTCCACCTTCACAGATGAAACCCCATCCCAATCACCCGCTCGTATCATTGCTGACACTTCGCGAGCAACCGGAGATCCTAGGCCCTCCATAAGAGAAAGGGCGACGCGCGTCAGAGAACCTGGCAACGCATTTTTGTCCATCATCAAGTCCTACGTTGGACCTTCTGGTGGCTCTCGGAGCGATTTAGGAGGCCTCCGCTCCCTACGTCCTTTATCAATCAGCGCCAAAAGCGCTGTGATAAGGGAAAGTAAGGAAATAAGAACCTCCTTGTACTCCGAAAGCTCCATTAGGTTGGAGCGTAGCCCGAGGACGCCGCCTGCTTCACCTGATTGCTAGCTACCAAGTTGCAAAACTGGTAGACAGCCTCGTTGATGGCAGCTGACGGCATTCCTTGGGGAACGGTGATGATGGCGTCGACCACAACCCTGTCCTTCGCACTATACAGCGTCGTCGTGGAATCTTGGACCGCGTAGGGGGATGCGTAGTTAATACGCATCTGCCGGGCGGTCTTCGGACCATTTGACGTCGTAGTGAGTTTGAGAACGGGTCGCAGCCCGACGGGCAACCCCGCTGGGGCACCGGTATCTTGACGATACACGGCAGGGGATCCGTCACCCCCGCTACTGGACAGAGCGTCATAGACGATATCAGTAGTGCCATCCGCCTTTTTGACGGTTATAGCAACCTGTGAAGGCATTGATTGTCCTAACGAAAGAAAGGAAAAGCTAACCCGCCTTACGCATCTTCTGCACAACAAGCGAGACCGAAGTCAAAGCTCGCTGCCAGGAAGGAAGCTTCAGAGGGCGCCACTTGAGCACAACGGCCGGAAGGCCGAGCGACCTACGCACGTGTATCGCCTGCCCTAGGAAATCATTTTGAGTAGTTACATATGTATACCGGTCGTTTGGGTATTGCCCACCCGCCCAGTATCGCATTGTAACATAGTCGCGATGATCCAAGACAGCCCGATATCGTTTCGTGGTCCACGGTTGCTCAACCGCGAGTCCAAGGAAGTCAGTCCCCTGCGAAAGGAACTGCTCCACATTGATAAACCAATCCAGCACAAAGCTGAACGGTATCACGTTGTAACCAACAACGAGAGGGTTGACAAAACCCAATTGGTTAGCAAGCCAAAGATTCGGATTTGTAACCCGAACCCTGGCCCCACAAGCAACGCTAACATCAAAGACTCGACGCTTAGTCCAGGTCTCCGTCGATGATGCCGCGTTGAACGCGTTTGGATTCGTCCGTTTCACAACGGGCGCCACGAACCAATCAGACCCTTGTAAGGTCTGAGTAGCCCTAACACGTATAGGAGGAACAGGACCCTGTAGGATCTCAACCGCAGCATGGATATCCGAAACTAAAGGACTCCAGCCAAAGTGGAACTCGAGCCAGTTGTTCGCCACCGACTTACGTACGCTGGCGCCTTTCGGCACAGCGGACATTCGGAGAATCGAAGCAGCACGCACGAAGTTCAACCTACTGAGAGCTAGAACAAAAGCGCCCATTTGGGCACCTCTGGTAGCAATCATCGCAAGCGATTGTTTCCTCTCCAAGATATTGACCGCCATCCCGGCCTCTTCGCCCAACTTGCCCTTGAACTTATCCAAGAGCTTGTTAGTGGCGTCGGACCAGTTGATAGCGTCCATATACCCTGGAGGGAGAACACTACCACAACCGTAGGGGGGACTACCGACGGTACCGCCCGTAGCAACCTTCCGCTCAAACGCAAGCGTAAGGTCGTATGGGCGGCGCTGCCGATAGCCCGACTTCCAGGAGTAGTATTCTTTATCAGTTCCGGTAGTCCCATTTACCTGGACGATAAAGGGACCCGTTACAGGCAGAGTCAAGGGTGGTTACTCCTGATTCTGCTGCCTGAGTCTCTCGGATCGAAGGAGACGAGCAGAAATGTTGGCGATCCGAATCGCTTCTTCAGATTCACGTGTCCTTACGAACGGCGAATTGGGATTGGCACGGACTATCCTAAGGAAAATCCTAGGATGTCTTGAGGCAATCTCCCAGTGGGAATAAACCCGACGGTGAAGAAAACGACGAACTGCTTTCATCATGCGAAGCTCCTAAGAAAAACTGGACGGCAGGTCGCCGCCCAGCCTAGAGCTCAGAAAAACTCAAGGGGGAAC